CTGTCAAGAGGATAGCTCCCCCACGCACGCCGTTCCGTCGTTAACCAAGACCAAGAAAACGGAGATCTGAAACGCATTAAACCCGGCTACGATGCAGACCCCGAAAAGGCAAAGGAAAATTGCTACTTCTATCTTGACAGTTTCGCAAATGCTTACAAGTGCCACGGTGAAACCGTCAAATGCTATGAATCTTGGTATTATTAAATCTCTAATTATATCTAACTATCTCTAACTAACACACCGAGCCGGGGCGGATTTCCCCGGCAGAAAAGGAGTACACCATGAACTTTTTCAGACTTATGGAAGACGGCTACACCATCCGCATCGAAGACCCCCGGAAGAAATATGACCCGGCAGAATTTTGGATTGAGAATTTCCGAGTATGGACATTTGCCCCGGAAATCGGCACATGGCAACGAGACGATAACTGCAACGAAGAAATGCTGAACAACCACTTTGCCGAAATGCTTAAAAACGGTCTCTCCGTCATCATCAAAAAGCAGAACCACAGCAAAAAGAAAGGAGCATAACACCACGAGCCGAAAGGGGGACGGCAAAATCCCACACAACACCACACAACACCACACAACACAAGGAGTAAACACCATGAAAATCTTTTCACTATTGCTTATAGGCTATGCCCTCGGAATCCTACAAGCCTATATCAACCGAAAGACAGAAAAAGGAGAATAAAACAATGACGAAATACACAATCAAATCGACAAGCGAAGAGGGAATTTATTATCTTGTAAACGGATGGAATAAATGCAAAACATTTTGGCTCGATGAAAAATCAGTAATGAAAGATGCGGAATCCGCAAAAGAATTTTTCTTCAACAGGCCATCGCAGGCAAAAGCAAGCCTCACAAAATTGCTAAAAGTTATGACAGAATATGCAGACGATAAATTTGAAATCGTTGTGTTTGGCTAAAGGAGAATCGCTATGGAAACACCGAAAGAATTTTTAATGCGAATCTGCAACAATGACGGAGAAAGCACGGTATATTACAGACCTTATCCGTATGCCTCTTATACAGAAATCCTTACTTTTGAAAAAGCCTTAAGTATGCTCAATGCAGACATTCAAGAAATGAAGCATTTTCTTTCCGCTTATGGAATCGGCACGGAAGAAAACGCACACAAAGCCGCATACCACATTTGGGAAGAACACATCGAAACACTAACCCCCACTTGACAAACCCCCGAAAAAATGTTATAATATGCCAATCTCTGAAAGGAGCAAGCACCAATGGACGAAAAGAAACCCTTTGACAAAGTAGCCTATGATAATCAATACATGGCAGACCACTACGACCGAGTATATCTCCGAATCAAGAAAGGCGAAAAAGACCGCCTAAAAGCCCACGCAGAACGCAAAGGGGAATCACTCAACGAATTTATCAACCGAGCAATCTCCGAGCAAATCTGCCGTGACACAGAAGAATAAGCAAAAGGGAGCAGACCACCAAGGTTTGCCCCCTCTTTTTTCATCTTCCGTCCAGTACCCTTTGAACCTCTGCCAATGCTCTCCGGTGACAATCGCAGACGTGGGAATAACTATACCCCTCATCTTCTGCTATATCTTGCAAAGACATATACCAAGTCGGGGTATCGTCATCAAACTTTACCCCGATATAATGTTTATGCAAAATCTTGTAATAGAGAGGCTGTTTTATCCCCTCTATTACCTTGATTCTTTCTTGTCTTTTGTCGATAAATTCATCAAGAATATCATTTGTCTCATTCTGCAAATCAATGATTTTTGATACAATATTCCCGACCCTATCCGTAACACCGGAAGCACTTCCCGGCTCTTTATCTGTCGGAGCGGTACAAGACACCGCAAGGCAACGCAACTGATAAACCTCTGCTAACTTGCCTTGTATCACTCCGTCAAGATATTCGATTTCCCCAAGGTATTCCCTTGCGTTCATCTATCACCACCGCCATCATTCGTAAGTAGCAAAGCCGCACAGATCATACAGACCGACCCCATAAGAAACCCTATTGCCAATCCTGCCCAAAACAACTCAATCACTCTCCCTTAATGCTTGTTGTTCTTTCTCCTTCTGTCTCTCTTGTAATATTTCAATCGCCTTGTGATAACTTGATATTCCGTACTCTGCAAACACTTTCCGAATATCGTCCCAAGTAAAGCCGTCTTTTGGCTTTGCTTTTTTTATCCCAAGTCTCCGCTTCCGCTTCTCTCGTTTTTCTTTCTCCGTTGCGGTCATGCCTTGATACTTGCACTCGGTAGAGCAATACAGTTTCCGGCTCTTGTACGGTCTCTTGAACCACTTACCGCACCATTGACACTCTGCCCACTCTCCACCCTCATGTATTTTTGCATCAACGTTATCCCGGATTAACCGCCCAGCACCTGATCGGCACTCTTTGGAGCAGTAAATATGACCACCGCCTTTTCGCTCAAATTCCTTGCCACAATGGGGGCAAACTCCGTTTCCGTACTTTGACATCTTAAATCTCCTTGATTCTGATTCCGTGAAAATATAGCATCATTTTTCGCTTTAATATATAATCTTTCGTTCTGAAACCCTTGGTATCTTCCACGACCATTTTGCCGTTCTCTTGATAGACAAAATCTGCAATATAACTACACTCTTTCTCTATCACCTTGCCCGGCTTGAATTTTCCCTTGTTTTTGCCCTTTTGGTACACCTCGGTGGGTTCTTCCCTCTGTTCGGGAATAAGCACGAATTTTCGCTGAAATTCAAGGTCAGAGATATAACCGCCCTTTTCGAGCAATTTCAACTCACAATATCTCTTGTGTTCTCGCTTTGAATCGAAAGTCATTCCGTCTATTGTGATTTTCTTGTTTCCGTACTTTCTCCGCATCAATACCACCCATTCAGACTTGCATAGGCTTCCGACAATGCTTTGATATTCCGACAATGCGTTTCTGCAAGCATAAAATCATCTTCGCATTTCTCCACAAGTTCCGCTTCTCTCTCGATACAATGCAGAATCTTTTCTTCTGCAACGATCTGCGACAAGTCTTTTTTCTTGAATAACATAATCATTCTCCAATCATCAGCATATTGTTACCGCCATCGGTAAGGAATAAATTACTATGTTCAAGCCGTTTTGCTACTATCGGCATAGTCTTAAAGAATCTCGTTTTCTCAAACGATATTTCGGTGAAATTCAACTCCCTTGCCCTACGAATCAACTCGCCCTCGGTTGCAAGGTAAGTTTTTATCTTCTCCGGTAACCCGTTCCAAATTGCCGTCACTCTCCGTCTTGCTTGCTCCCCTTGGGAAAGTCCGGTTTCGTCTATGTATGTATATCCAAACATTCCCGTAAGCCGTAGCACTTGCCGTAACGCATCGTGATACAAAGACCATAATTCTTCGTCACTCGGTTCAAGGGATTTTTGTGCTTCTGCTATGATCTCGATAATATCAGCCGGGGTAGGGGGCACTTTGCACCGCTTCAAAGCCGTGAAAAATGCCCTTTCTATAACCTCGTCAGGGATATTCCCTTAACAGTAGATTCCAAGTGTTTACAAGCAATTTTACATCGGTTTCCTTTGCGTAATAGGGATATACAACCTTAATACTTGCTATGCACTCTATAATCTTCTTTTGCGTTGCCACATATACCATCTCCTAACGTGTGCCTTTTTTCTATTGTATTGCTCTGTAAGATAATTTCGAGTTAGCCCACGGGGGACGAAATAAAACTTCATCTTCTTTTTAATTGCCAACGATTCCACCGCCTTGTATGTTTTTTTCGTCTTGTAAAACGTTCCGCATCTTTCCAAATCGCTACCTGTAATTCTTCTATATTCGAAAACATATCCTCGAATCCAAGCAAGTATAAAGCCAAAGAATTATGATTATTCGCCATTCTTCTCCCCCTCTTGCAGTTTCTTCCGCAGTTCTCGGTTCTCCGCTTCAAGTGTTTCGTTGTACTTCCCTTGAATCGCATACATTCTGACAAGTTCGTCTTTGGTGTACAGATTATCCAAGATTGTTTTTTCAAAAGAACTCGGAGTATATAACCATGCTTCCGCAGTACGGAGCGGACAATTACTGTGCAATGCTTCAAAATCCTCGGCATCGAAGTTTTCTTCGTTGCTCTGCAAAATACATTCATCGTCTATGTTCAAAAACGGACATTCTCTGCATTTATCGGGTTTCTGCTTGTGCTTCACATATACGTCAATCATCGTTCTGATCTCCTGTCATTTCTTTTACAAGGTTGTCGATGTCCTTGTGGATAATAAACCCAAGTCCACCATCACAAACACCTCGATGTCCTTTTTGTTTCAGCCGTTCCGCAAACTCTTTGATTGCTTCGGCTCTTGCTTCCTGTTTCCACACCGTAGCAAGTTCACCGATAATAGGCGAATTTTTTAACCTCTCACAATATTCGTTCAATCTCTTAATCTCAAAGCATCTATCCGTCGAAACTTTCTGCTGACGTTCAACAACCTTTGTAAGATTCTCATTCTCTGCTTGTAGGCGGTTCATAAGGTCAAGGATTTCTCTCCGAATACCTTTCGGTGGGCATTTCCCATTTGCGAAATCGGATAAGCATTGTTCGTGCCTCGGACACTTGTTACATTGGTTAATATGGCAATACCCATACTCCAAGACAATATCGTTGTCAATCATTTCTGCACCTTCTTTCTCAATGATTCCTCGGCTTCTTCACGGGTGAGGAATACTGTTTTGCCTAATACATAGTGGATTGTTACAAAAGGTCTCAAACGAATATAGAATCTTCCATCATAGACATATCCATTACAACTCGTTCTATGATTTTACCTTCTTGAACTCGAATCTCATACACCGTCTGCCCCACCTTGCACGGCAGTTCCACGATTCGGGATTTGTCTTTGAAGTGGTTGCAAGTATGCTCCCAATCGGTATCTGACATATCGAGACAAGCCTTGTAGTGGTAGCAATCTTTACAAGTCATTCCTCATCACTCCCCCATTCTTCTTCTTCGACATACTTTAACGGAGACCGCCCCAAAGATACATAGGTGTACATTCCGCTGTTTATTGCCGTTCTATAAAGCATTTTTGCGGTTGCTTCGTCTTCTGCCTTGAAGGAATAACCATCTTGTCCGTCATAACAATAAACTCGATACATCATTCCGCATCACGCTCCCTTGTTGCAAGTGGCACAGTATAATCCGAACCAAACTTAAATTCATTCACCGGAGCCGTTTGCGATAAGGTGGTTTGCGATTGCTTCAATGCAATAGGTATTCCCATAATCTCCGCAATCGTTACACAAAATTTTGCTATCGGTCAGAATTTTAATCAGCCGTTGTTTCAGTTCTTCTTGTTTCATGGTGTTACTCTCCTTCCACTTCCGGCACATACTTCACAAGTTTATCGTCCGGCAACCACAAGCCGTTGTACCGCTTCTTATGTTCCTTGAAGTGTTCTTCGCTATAAAATACTTTCGGTATGCCCGAAGGTGTTAGCAAAAGTTTTCCGTATCGGACTACGCAATAAATGGGGTCTCCTTCTTTCGGTGTTCCTCGTTTTTCAAATGGCATAGTTTTTTACTCCGTTTCTATCAAACTGTCATACATACTCTGCAACTCGTCCATAAATCCGTCACTCTTTGTCGGTGCTTTCGGATTCCGTGGATTTTGCGGTTTCTTCGGTTCTTCCTTTGGAGCATAAACCGATTTCCAGTTGTTCAGAATTGCCGTTTCAAGCAACGAACATTTTCCGTCAATGGAAGTCTCCAAAGAATCAACCTTGTTAATGAGAGTTCTTAATGCTCTTGCGGTCATCGGTGCTTTTATCTTATTCCGCATTTCGATATAGTCCCGATACGTCTGCTTCAATTCCTCGCTCGTGATCTCGGAGAGAATTTCGTCCAAAGGCGAAGCCGTTTTGTTAGTTCTTATATCTCTTTCTGTTTCTTCTTCTTCTTCTTTTTCTTTATCTGTTGCGTGACATTGCGTGACTGTCCCGTGACTGTCACGTGACATATCGGGTTTAGGCAGTTTTTGTTGTTCCCTTTGTCTCTGCTTCCGCAACCGATTTTGTTCCCGAATCTTATCCAATCCCTCGATATTCTGATATTCTTCCCACCCGGCAATAGCAAGGTGTCCGTTTGCCGTGGTAATCATGTTTAATTCTTCAAGAGAATTTATAGCAAGTATTACGGTGCTTTCCTCGAAATCAAGTTCATTCGCAAGCATTTTCGGGGTGTAGGGAATATTCTCCGTCAAGAAAATCATTCCCCCGGCATTACACCGCCCTGCCATCGTCAGAAGCATAACCCAAATAAGCACGATACTGTCCCCTTCGGGCAGTCTGCGTAAATGCTTGATTTTGCGGTTATCAAACATATCCGTAGTCAGTTTAATCCATTTAATTTCAGCCATTGATACGCACACCTTCTTCGGGCAGATAATATTCGGCAAAATATACCGTTTCTCCATAGCGGTTCTTTGCCGATACCGACCGCTTGCGGACGGGATAACCCATCCGCTTTAAGTCGTTGATACGGCTTGCAAGTCTCATACACCCAAGGTCTTGTACCGCTTGTAGAGACGTGATACTTCCAAAGTCCTCTATGTATGATAATACTCGTTCGCATTGTGTTGTTTTCATGGTGTACAACTCCTTTATTTTTTAGAACGGCAAATCGTACTGTTCGTCTGCTACTTCTTCAAAAGGGGCTTTCACATCGGGTTCGCTTCCGGCTTTTGCTTCTTCGGTGCTTTCACCCTTGGAAGAAAGAATCTCCACGTCATCGGCTTGTACTTCCCAAGTAGTCCGCTTGTTTCCGTCTTTGTCCTCATACTTACGGCTTGTCAGAGTTCCCGAAACACCGATAAGATTGCCTTTTCTTCCGTATTTCGACAGATATTCGGCAGATTGTCTCCATGCGGTACAGTTCACAAAATCCGTTGTGTCTTTGGTTCTCGGTCTCTTTACCGCAAGGGTAAAGGAACATACATTGATGTCATTGTTCGTGGTTTTTAACTCCGGGTCTGTGGTGATTCTGCCAGTAATGTTAATTTTATTCATGTTTATTTACCTTCCTTTTTTGTTTCTTTCGTCCATACAAAAGCACGGACTTTTTTAGTTTCGTTATAGATTGCAAGTCCAACAATTTGCTTGTCCTCGATTTTGATTTTCTCCACCGAGAATTTGTCATAGCACTTCCCGTTGTCGATGTTACATTTATCTGCCGGAATCCAAATAAAAGGGGAAGTGTACAATTCTCTGCCCACCCCTATGTTCGTGCAGGCTCTTTTGAAACTGTCAGAGGATTCCCCCTTCTCCGCTTCGGTGTTGCTTTCCGTTCCGCAATCGGATTTCCATACCCATCTGTCCGGCTTATTCTGGTCTGCATAGTTGGTATTGATACCGACACGGCAATACAGATTTCCCTTGACCTCATAATGTTCTCTCTGCCAATTCTCCATGCCAACGGTCTCGTCAAGAATGTTCATGTCCGTCCGGGCATTTTTGTAGAGAAGCAAAACAAGCCCATTTTTCTTTACTGATTGACAACGGCACTCAATATCTTCTGCGGTTAAATCTCTGAATTTCATATCGTTTTCCCTCTCTTACGAAATGCTGATGTTATTTACTGTTTCAAGGTGGCAACCGGGGATATTTGCACCGCCCTTGATTTCCTTTTTCAACTCTGTCTTGTCTGCCGTAGGCTCGCTAAATTTCAAATACTCTCCGGGAACAAGGTTAATATCGTCAACGATGGTTTGTTCGCTCTTTCGGTAAGAGACAACAAATTCGGTGGTTTTAAGGGGTTCTCCTTGTAAGAAGGTGTCTACATACCGCTTAAGGCTTTCCGCTTTGTTTTTGGCTCGTTTCTTGCGTTCTGCAAATCGTTTTTCCTCGTCCTCTAATGCTTTGGCTTCGGCTGCAAGGTTTTTAATCCAAAGGCAGATGTTTTTAATCTTCTGATCTTTCTCCATCTGCAACTGTTCGAATGCTTCATAGTCAAGAATTTCGCCCGTTTCGGGGTCTACCATTGCAAGGATTTCTTGGCTGATTTCAAAAAGATTCATTGTACATTCTCCTCAAAGATTACTTTGCTGATATTGGTTACTTCGGTTTCTTCGGTTACTTCCGCTTCCTTCTTCGGGGGAGTAATATCCCATTCCGGTTGCAGGGGTGCTTCCGATTCCGTCATAATTGCCACACGTTCTTCGAGGTCATAAATCTTTGCTTCAAGGTGCTTGATATATTCCGCTTGCTCTTGAATCTGTTCCACCTTGGGGGAAGCCTTCGCTTCTTCCAACTTCCGTTCCAAATAATTGATGTAACCCCGTTTCGATTCCACGGATTCCTTCAAAATCTGAATCGTTTCTCCGAGGGTTTCAAGGACAGATAAAATGCTTTCGTTTTTCTTTTCGTTCATGGTGGGTTCTCCTTTTTAGAATATTTTGATAATTTAAGCCGCACAGATAATGATTGCGGACACGATTACGATTGAAAACATAACAACTGCGATTGCGATAAACTCGCCAATCATTTCAATAGCCGGGCAGATTTTCTCATTCCAAATCTTTGCCCTTCTTTTTGCCGTTCTGCTCATGGGTCTATCTCCTTAAAGAAATTGTAAAACTGTATGCACCGATTTACTGTGTGAATTGAAAATCCAAGTACGTCCGCAATTTTTGGGGGTGGCGTACCTCCAAATCCGCAGAACGCAAATTCGCATCACGCAAATTCGCATCACGCAAATCCGCAGAACGCAAATTCGCATAACTCAAATTCGCAGAACGCAAATTCGCATAACGCAAATTCGCTCGTTCTCCGCCCGGCTTGTTTTCAAGCCAAAGTTTGTGCTTTCTCAAAAATACTTCCAATTCTTCTTGGGTAATTCTTTTCATGGTGTTGCTCCTTATTTCTTATGTATTACTGCACCGATTTCAGAAGGTTCTCTGCTGCCATTCGGATTTGCTTCATTCTGCGGTTGTGTTCCGCTTCGTCCAATTCCGGGCGGTGCACCCTCACGATGCAATTTTCGGTTTCGATGGTTCTTTCGAGTATGTACTGTGCCATCCTTGTCTCCTTGCTTGTCGCAACCTTGCGACTTTTAGATCAAAAAAAATATTGGTCTGCTTCGCTCATCGGAATGTCAAGAACTTTGCAGATCACGGAAACATCTTTGTAATTCCACTTAGATTTTCCGGACAACTTTCTGCTTACTGTTGCCGTGGTATAGCCGATTGCGTGTGCGAATTCGGTCATAGTACGGAACTGTTCAAAAATCTTCCCTCGCAGTTTGTTCGATTCCATTTTCTCACTTCCTTTCGTTTGTCGCAACATTGCGACTTATGTGTACATTATAGCAGATTGTTTTACATTTGTCAATAGGGTTTTGCGGAGTTGCGAATTTTGTTACATTTTGGTTGCAGATGTGCCACTTGCTTGGTATATTATAGGTAGGAAGGAGGTGTTTGCACCAATGACAGAATACGAAAGAGTATCTACAACACAAGAAAGATTGAAAGAGGTGATGCAAGAAACGAAGAAAAGCCCGTCTATTCTTTCCAAAGAAACCGGGTTGCACAAAGGTACGATTTACAGATACCTTTCCGGGGAAGTAGAACCGAGACACGATGCAACGCACAAACTCGCACTTGCCTTGAATGTCTCTGAAACATGGCTTTGGGGGTATGATGTTCCGAAGAAAAGACAAGATTGGCAAAAAAAGAACGACACCATTTCCGATGCCGTTGTAAGAATGAGATCTGATGAAGATTTTCTTTCTGTTGTAGAGACCTTGCTTGCCTATGATACAGAAACAATGCAAGCGGCTAAAATAGTCTTAAAGGCTCTTTGTAAGTAATTTAAGTATCAAGTCTAAAAGGGGAATATCATCGCAGTTTTGCAATAATTGAATGATTTCTTGTATGTACTGTTCTTTCATGGGCGGTACTCCTTTCAGACCGGGGCAAGTATTGGAACGTATGTTCTTAATTTACAGAATTATTTTAGCATAACAATAATTCGGAATCAATGGTAAGTTTTGCACAATCTGTTGTAATACTGTGGAAAACTCTGTGGATATTATAGCACAAACACCATGTCGAATTTCAGCGAAGGAAGTGACACACCATGTATTTAAAAGAAATGCCAAAACTGACACCCGAAGAAATACTCGACTATCTTCGGAAAAGTCAATCAGATGACCCACTATTAACGGTTGAGGAAGTATTAGAGAAGCACGAAGCACTTCTCGATGAATGGGACGATAGACACCTTGACGGACGAGTACCCGAACGCAACCGATTCCGGGAAATCGTCTCCGGGGAAACCATCAAAGAGAGACCCGAAATTAACAAGGTTCTCCGCTTGATTGAATCCCCGAAATTCAAAGCCGTGAAAATCGTAGAACCACAACGGCTTACACGTGGGGATTTGGAAGACATCGGTAGGGTAATGAAACTGTTCAAGCACACAAACACCCTTATTATTTGCCCCGACCGAATCTATGATCTGCGGGACGAATACGATTGGAACGCATTTGAAGCGGAATTGAAACGAGGAAATGACTACCTAAACTATTATAAGAAGATTTTAGCACGTGGCAGATTGCTTTCCGTACAAAGCGGAAATTATATTGGGAATACTGCTCCGTATGGATATGAAAAGACAACAGTTATGGACGGAAAAAGAAAATGCCCTACCCTTAAAATCAAGGAAGATGAAGCCGTTGCCGTCCGTATGATATTTGATATGTACGTAAATCAAGATATGGGGAGAGTGAATATAGCACACCGATTGAATGAACTCGGATTTAAGCCACGCAAAGGCGGTTTGTGGGCACAAGATACAATCAAGTGTATGTTGGAGAACGACCATTATATTGGGAAAGTCCGTTGGAATTGGAAGAAAACCATGTATCTTGTAGAAGAAGGGGAAATCCGCAAGGTAAGACCTCGGCAGAAGGTAGGGGAATATCTCGTCTTTGACGGAAAACACCCGGCAATCATCAGCGAAGAATTGTTCTTGGCAGCACGAGAGAAGAAGGGCAGAAACCACCGGGCAAAACCGAAAACAAAGGTTAGAAACCCTCTTGCCGGACTTCTATTCTGCCAATGCGGACGGGCTATGTCTCTACGAACCTATAAATATAGCAACGCAAAACCTCGGCTTTTGTGCGACGGACAAACCTATTGCAAAACAACCTCTTGTTTGTATGAAGAAATAATCGACCGTGTAATTGAGGTATTGGAGCAATGTATCGAAGATTTTGAAATGCAGATCGAGAATGACGATACAGATGCAAGGGCATTGCACGAAACCCTTGTAAAGAGGCTTGAAACAAAATTGGAAGAACTGAACAAGAAGGAAATGAATCAATGGGAGAAATACACCGAGGAGCAAATGCCGAAAGAAATCTTTGACAAACTGAATGCGAAGGTTCTGCAAGAGAAAGAGGAAATTCAACAAGCACTTTGCATGGCGAAAGATTCCGTTCCCGACCCGATTGATTATAAGGAAAAACAATTACGATTCAAAGATGCCTTGGAAGCATTACAAGACCCAAATGTTCCGGCAGAAAGAAAGAACACACTCTTAAAGGCTTGCATTGAAAGAATCGACTACCACCGGGAAAAGGCTACAAGAATCCCAAGTCAAAGGGTTCGGAAATATGATCCGAAAGTCAAAAAGACGGTCAGCAAATCACCTCTTAAAACGGGCGGTAATTGGACGAACCCACCGATTGAACTTGATTTCAAGTTGAGGGTGTAATTTTTTTGCCCGACTAATTCCATCATCGGGGTACGTGTTCATTTGTCACATAATGATGGAAATAAACGCACCTCTTGACAAATGGAAAAAATTGTGATATAATATGTAAGGTGTTTGTAGTAGTGGTGTACTACTCCTAAAAGAGAGCAGCCGTCGGGTGAAAACTCGGTGCCTGCTCTTTTTTTGCGTTTAAGAGGGGAAAATCGCAATAATGTGCGAAAAACTCCCCCGAAAAAGTGAAATAATGTGCGAAAAACTCCATAAAAAAATAGGGGAACAAACTCATAAAGTCTGTTCCCCATATTTGCATTAAAGTTTTGCCGAAAACAATCGTTTCCGTCCATCAAGATAAATAATAGGTGTTGTATTGTTACTCGGTTTGAATCCGAAGGTCTGTCCGTAACCGCCATAAGACAATTTTGCAGACGTATTTACGAATAGTTTCTCCACTTCCGTAACAGTATCGTTGCAGACATCTACCCGGAAGAAATTCTCCTTCATCACCAAAGGAAGATGAGTATGCCCCATAATGTAAATGTCACAATCTACAATACCGGACATTTCCGCAAGAGCATTTAATTTGCCCCCTTCTTTCTTTCCACCGCCCGAACCGTGGGAAGCATAGATAGAATATCGAATCTTCCGGCTATGGTCTTTTCTGCTCGATTTTCCGAAGCGGAGAAACAACACTCCACCCTCTCGCACATATCTGTCGAAGATTCCCAACTGTTGAGCCACTACTGCGGTCAAATCAATTCCGTCCGAACGATATGTTCGTGATTCGTGATTCCCTTGTGCCATAAGCAAGATTCGGTCTTTTATCGGGTAAAGCAATTCGCACAGAACACTCAACTGTTCCATAGGTGGAATCTTTTCTGCGTAGGAATCCGACACGGAAGCGGTCGTTGCATTGTTAATCAGATCTCCGTTGCAAATGACGTATGCGTTCGGGTTTTCAACAATGCTTTTGATTTCTTCCTTGATTGCCCCGATATTACAATGCCTGTCCCCGATATGCCAATCGGAGAACGTATGTAATTCAAGCCCTTGGATATCATCACCTAATGTTACACTAACACTTTTCATATCAATTCCCCATTGTAATTAACAATTTAACAAAAAGATGTTAAATGGTTAATAACTTTGTTAAATATTTTATATCTTATCTCTTAAACCCGTATTCTTCCAACTTCGCCAAGGTCAATTTACCGAAATATCCGTCCGGTTCAAGCCCGGTTCTCTTTTGGAACTCCGTTACCGCTTTAATCAGATTTGCACCGTAGGTATTGCCGAGTGCTTTCTCGCTTGTGTATGCAGGGAAATTCTTGCGCATAAAGGTAGCAATCTTCCCTACATTGGGAGAAACATCACCCTTTTGGAAATACCCTCTTTTCGGCAGAAAATCGTCCTTCTGCGTTGCGGTCGGCTTCTTCGTCTCGGTAGGCTTTGCTTCTGCCTTTTTTACCACGGTCAAGAATTTGGTATTC